CTTGTTGTTGTACTAATTGTTCCAGATGGATTAAATGTTTTAGAATAAATTGGAACTTGATTATGCTTTAATACAAAATCTTTTTTATTAGCTCTAAGTCCAGCAGCACCGTCATATGTAGATAAGAATACTCTCTGGTCAACTGTACCATGAGTCAAATCAGGAGGTGTATTATCAAAGTCACTTGCTGTATATAATATTTGATTATATGATTGAACTTCTATTAAAGATTGGAACTCTGCATCAGGATAGAATCTTAGGTTAATATTATCACCACTAATTTCACCACCAAATGTTCCAATACCTGTTGTTGATCCTGCAGATACAAATGGATATTGAACAGTTAAAATATCATCAGCATCACGAATCGATACAACTTGATGAACTGCTGATGTTTCACCACAAGAAACTCTAACTAATGATTTGACACTACTATCAATCAACTTGTTTAGTGTTGCATATGTCATTGTACTTGCAGTTCCAGTAACATATCCTGACTCTAATCTAGCACTCCTTTCAGCACCAGCAGGTTGTCCAGAAACTGAGAACCTATAAGTTCCAATTCCAGTAGTTGTTGTTCCTAATCCTACAATATTTGCCCTTACATCAAGAGTATTAACTCTATCATTCTCACACTGTAACTTAATTAAATCATTTTCAAATCTTGCAGTAATTACACCAACAGCACTATTNCTTAATCCAGATTGTGTATCGACATATGTTTCAGCAATAGTTGTGTCAACACCATCAAAATCAACAATAACTTCATTGTAATTGATCTCTTTAGTTACACTATCTTGAACAAAGATGGTTGCATATAATGAATTGAAATCTGTTTTAGGGAATTCTGCAATAGTTGTAGTTGTGAATCCGATGGTTGTACTACCAATACCAGCGTTTACACCTGTTAAATCAACACTTCCAATACCATTTGTACCAATACCTGTCAAATCTGTATTAAAATCAATCTTAAGAAGTTTTATGTCGTGATCCTTAAGGAATACCTCTGTCGGTGTGAATAAAAGATTCTTAGTTCCTGTTGCTAAAATTTCAGTATCAAAATTTCCTAACTTCACTGTTGTAAAATCAGTTGTTTTTTCAAGAATAAATGCATTACTTTCAGTTGTCAAAGTAACTAATTCTGTGAACTGAGTGTCAAAAGTATCAGGATCAACGATTTGTACAAGATAATTTGCAAAATCTTCAACTAATGGTTCAATAACAGTATTAGTNCTTTCAAATCCTTCACTAGAGAAGTTTTCACTTATATCATCNTGTAANAAAACTCTATTTGTTTTACATCTTGTAAAGTCGGTTAATGTTCTATTTTGGAATGTTAAGAACTTAGATCCGTTAACTCTTGTATCATAATCTCTTGCAAAGTCAAAGTTATTAATTGCATCTACTCTTTGTTTATCGTTAAGCTCAAGAACATTACCAACATCTAATACAACTGTTTGATTTGATTCACGAACAGTACCAAATCCAACTGCAAGATTTGATGTAATTGCAGTATCTGCAAAATTCTTAAGACCAGATGGATGAACTAAACGATTTACTGGATTTACAAATTTTTCCCATTCAACTGAACTCTTAACTGTATAAGATAAGTTTTGATAATAATCATTATCAGGTATGACTTGATAATCTTCATTTAACTTACCAATATCATCTAACCAACCATAATCTTGTCTATTTGAAAAATCAGTAGTAAACTTGGCTTGATTATCTACAATACTTGTTATTTCTGCAGATACGTTACTCAATTCACCCTTAATTCTGTCACCTTTTTTAATTTTATACTTACCATCAATCTTAATATAATCATTTCTTACTTCAATAACTGTTAAGTCGGTAATGACGTTACCAACAATTAAAGTTTCTTTTAATTCAAATACACCCCTTGATTGAACTGGTTCAATGACAGGATATTTCTTCTTATTGATTAAAGTAGCATAACCAGATTGGAAAGTCTTAGCAATACCAGGATTCGTTGTAACACCTGCTGTGCTAAATTTCAATATACATTGTGTACCAGTAATATAATCATCAACATTAAAGAACTGATAGTTATAATTATCTGAATTATATCCAGTTCCTTCAATTGTTGTATTAGTAGATATTCCCCCTTGTGTAGCACCAATTCCCGCTTCACCTACTCTTTGTATACCTTCAACATAAACTTGGTCTCCAGTCGCAAATGGTTGAGTATCAAATCCATTGATTGGAGTNTCAAGGAAACAAGTTACAACTCCTGAATTACTAATTTGAACCGAGTTAATTCCAACACCATTAGAGTTATTGATTGAAATTATCTTATGAACTACTGAATCTAATCCAGTTACAGGTGATAATACATCAACTCTAGATATTGTTTGGTTAGGTGTGAAAGGTTGCAATGAAAGAGTATCAACAACAGTATTTGAAACTGGGTTGAATACGATTAAATTAGGTGTGCTCATATAGTCAGCACCACCACTTACAATATTAACAGAATCAATAATATCAAGATTNTCAATATTAACAACAGGTGATATAAAAGCTTCTGGACTTAAAGTTTTGTCTGAAGAATATTCATAACCAATATCAACTATTCTTATTTTTTTAATTCTTCCAATATCATTTGAAGATGCAATTATGTTTGCATCAGTTCCATTTGTACTTGTGACTGATTTAAATTGTGGTAATTTTTTATAATTAAATCCTGGTGATATAATATTTAAATTTTTGATTGCACCGTGAACTGAAGTTGATTTTGTGGAGTACTCAAGTTTCTCACAGTCACTAGAATTATAACTTAAAAACTCAGGAATTTTTGGTGAAATATCAAAAGTATCTGCAGTAACGTTAGATATCTTATATTCTCCATTATACTTACTATCAATAAATCTAATTTCAGAATAATTAGATACTTCAGTATCAGCAGTGCTTATAAAACCACCTTTAGTTAACCCATAATATAATCTACCTGGTGAAGATGCAGAATATTGCACAGTTAAAGCAGCACCTATAGGATCAGTATTATTTGTTCCTATACCAATTGTTCCACCAACACCAACATTAAAAGTGCTTGAATCTTGTGAACTTAAATATTCATTTGTAAGTTCTTTATCATAGAATAATTTAAAATCAAAGTTTAATAAAGTGGAACTTGTTAAACCAAAGTTTAATTTAGAATTTTTAACTACATCAATTCTTGGATTTATTGGTGCGATAGATTGATTATCTCCACCAGTATTTGCGGTAATATTTACAGTTCTAACTGGATTTGAATTAATATCTAAAATTGTTTCAGCAAGTTGGAATCTTCTACTACTTACTTTGTTAACAAAATATGTGCCTGTGCTTAACCCAGTTGCACCACCATCATAAAATACCTTATCACCAGTTTCAAATCCATGATCTACCAAGTCTATTTGATTTGTTTCTACATCAGAAGCAGTGAATAATATTGGATTAATAAGTAATTTTTCAAATGCCTCGTTATAATTTACAGATACAGGTGTTGTATTACCAATTCCGACATTAAGATTAGGCACTACATTCAGTTTAATAGTATCTCCTTCAACAAGATTATGTGTTGTAGTATTTGCTGCTGCTACATTTGTTGATACTGTAGTAATAATTTTATCAATATTACCTGTTACTTGTTCTTTACTACTCTGGAAGAAGTATAGTCCTGAAGAAATACCAGTTAATGAACCTTTACTATAGAAGTATAATCCTTCACTTGTACTACCAATACCAACTCTAGTAGTAACTAAACCAATATTATCCTCACCTTTATCAATTACATACACTTCAGTCGAATTAGCACCAATAAATGGGAGTTTAAATTCAGTGACTAAAGGTGTGCGACCAACATCAAAACGATTTGCACCATTTCTTTTGTTTAATGTTAGTTTTTGACCTGTTTTAAATGGATGATTTGGTATATGAATTGCTCTAGTAGGTATAGATGTCCTCTCTACAATCTCTCCTACAAATCTATCAACACTTATAGCACCACCAGATGTGGTTCCAACTCCAACAGATTGAGGAGCATTGAAGTATATAATATCATTTGTTTCAGAATCAAATTTCTTTGTTTGAACTGGAATACTAATTTGATTATTTAATACATCAATATTTGATCCAAGGGTATGTGCAATACCAGTATGTCTTTGTACNCTGATTACTTTTCTTAATGGATATACATTTAAAACTCTTAATAATTCAATATCACTAGCATTGCTTACATTACCTGAACCAACTCTTAATGANCCACCAATAGAAACTGAATTTGGAATTTGTGTAACAAATATATCTTGAATCAAACCACCAGCAGAACCAATAGTCATGGTCTTTGCNAGTCCAATTCGATTAGTTGTTACACCAATATTAAATGAGTCAGTCAAATTGACGATTGAACTACTCAATCCAGATATAGAAACTGCATCTTTATCGTTTAATTCTATAAATGGTAAATAATTTGCTACAACTTCAGTTCCACTTTTCCATTCAAACACTGCATTTTCAAAACTTGTGAGAGTTGTATTAATACTAGAAATTCCAATACCAACTATTTCATCAACTTCAGCACGGAATCCTGAACCATTTGTACCAGTATCATCAAAATTTGTAAGATCACCAACTTTATAACCGTCACCACCGTTGAGTATAGTTATTGCGTCAACACCACCTTCGGTTACAGCCTCTATTTTTGAAATTTGTCTTATTTGTTCATAAGATTCAATTACAAAATCATTTCCAGCAGACTTTTCATCTACATTATATGGTAAAGTATTTCTTCTTAATCCTGAATTATTAAAATCAAAATCTTGATTTAATATTTGATTTTCAGCAATTAAAGGTGAACGATAGGTATTACCAATGAAATATGGATACTGTCCTTCTAATTTGTTTGTACCAGTTCCTAAACCGACAGTAGAGAAGTATGCATAAACTCCGTTTGGAAATTCTGGTGTTTTTCCAAATCTTCCATTATGAATATCTAAATCACCTGTTCCGTTATATACGTGATCTTCTACAAAAAATCCTGCTGAATAACCTGGTGGTCGATTTGTAACTCTATTAATATCAGTTACATATGACGGTGTAATAATTTTTAAATTTGAGTTAATATTAGCAGGATCTGAATATCCAAATGGACCGTATATTGGATTACCGTCATATGCCCATCCAACAATTGGAGAATGACCTATGATTTGATTAAATTCACCACTGCCAGTAACAGTAAATGTATTCTCAAAATTATTTGCAATATCTTGAGAGTATCCTAATATACTAAATCTTAAACCATCTTCTTTTGTAGATAAGAATGAATCACCAAATCTATGCGTATTGTTTAATGTTAAACTTCTAACTCTAGCAGCATATGAACCATTATTACCTCTAGAAAACGCTCTAACCTCTGTTGCAACGCTACTATATCCAATACCAGTATTAGTGACAATTGCATCTATTACTTGACCATTTTCGATGACTGGACGTACAACAGCACCTGCTCCAGTTCCTGTTGATATTACTCTAACTTCAGGAGCAGAATAATATTCTCTACCTCTGTTTACAACTGCTACATCAGTAATTTTACCATTTACTATAATTGGTTTAAATTCTGCATATTTACCATTCTCAATTGTAACTTTAGGTATGACTTCTTTATCGAGAGTTGTAGAACCATAGTTTGTTCCCTGTTCATATAGATATCCACCAATTAATTCACCTGTTACAACAGGAGTGATTGTAATATCTCCTGTAATAGTTGATCCATAAGATACATCAACATTGACTTTTATTTGAGGATAATTAAATATTTGAAATCCTTCACCTGAAGATGTAAAGTCAGCGTATTTACCTCTATTGTAATTAACTATTGAAGTTCCACCTACACCAGCATCTGCTAGTTGGAATGTATCGTTAGTTAATTTTTTAATATAATATGATGATGTTGTGCTTAATCCTTGTATTGGAGTTGTTTCTGCAGAGTATTCTATTATCTCACCACTATTAAATCCGTGATTTTTAAATGTAACAACATTCAAAGATGTTGATATACCAGTCGGTTTAACTCTTAATTTACGATGTGTATATCCAGAACCTTCTTCTAAAACTTTAACTGCAACTAAAGTATTTCTACTTTCTGTTCTAAATTTATGAATACCACTTGCTGCTGTATCAGTTGATAATCCTACAGTGTTTATACCTGCAGTTCCAAATAATGCATCATTTTTACTATTGAATATTCTAACTGTAGATGGATTAACTATTCTTACAAAATACGGAGCACCATCGGATAAAGTACCAGCAACTATATTTGCAGGATCATAAGCAGTTCCAATACCAATTGGAGCATTACCATTTGAACCATAATAAATTAATTGTCCATCATCTAAACTATGAACTGTTTTAAAAGTTATAGTTTCATTTACAATGTCTACACCACCATTAAAGAATACATCTCTACTATCAAACTGTAATTCTCTATTTCGAGTTCCTAATATTGGTTGTAATAAACAACCAGTTCCATTACCACCAGTAAGTGAAATACTTGTAACTGAATCAATGTCAAATTCTTGAGGGTCAACGAACACTTCTTTGACTGTACCCTGAATTATTGGTTCAACAGCAGCACCTACTCCAGTGCTTGTTTCAATACCAACTATTGGAGGATTAACAACATCATATCCACTTCCACCATTTAACAAATCAATAGATTCTAAAGGACCATAATATATCTGATTATCTGAAATAGGTGAACGAATTTGAACACCATTTATTAAGATACCAATATCATTAGTAGGTATATCTTGATTTGAACTAACAAATAAGTTTTGAGATAGAGGAATCTTTCTTAATATCTTATCTGCATCTAATGTTCTGCTTTTATGCTTTTCTAATACAAATCTATGAACATCACTTGTAGATGTAGTAGGACCAACTTGGACAGTGCTTGCAGAACCAATTTGTGCCAAAGAATTAAATATTCTAATTTTTGTAATATCTTGACCTGGTTGAGGTATAACAGGATCTACAAAATATGTTCTGCCTGTATCCAATCCAACTAGTACTTCACCCTCTGGTAGATAAGTAACAGCATCACCTTGAATAAATTTTATATTTCTACCAATATTAAAGTTAATAAAACTATATCGATCATTCAAAGGATTAAAACCATCTAGTCCAGCAGCAGTTCCTCCTGTAAGTGTTTCTTCTACAATATCAGTTGTTATATCATAACTTGGTAAAGAGTTAGACGCAACATAACCGTCAGCATTTCCATCAGTGTAAACACTCAAAGTATCTGCAATAATACTATCATTACCTTGAGCGAGAGTTACACCAGAACTTGATGCCTTTTCAACTTTTCTACGAATGTCATATAATTGATTTGCATCTTGAGTAAATCCAGCAATGTTTGATACTGTTATCTGATTTAATCCAGTATTGATACTAGCAACTGTACCACTACCAGCAATAACCTGTTGATTTCTTTTTAAGATATCAAATCTATCACCAACTTTAAGAGATGATTTATCAATTGGAGTTTTTAAGGTGAAAGTTGAACCACCAACTGGTATATCAACTTGAAATCTTGAACTTGTATTATAGATCCAAGAATTAGCAAATATCTGTTTATAATTTTTATTATCATTTTCAATTTTTTCACCAATATTTTTAACAAAGAAGTTTTCACCTTCATTAATCAAACTTATATCAGTAATTGGAATCAACTCAGATAATACACCTGTAATTCTTAAATCAATTCTCTTTGATAAATCACCATTCTCATATCCAAAAATTGTTTCATCTGCTCTAATATTATCTGCAGTTCCTAAACCAACACCCACTCCACTACACCCAAAGAACTGATTTATTGATTTTGATGTATAGTTAATTGAAGAGTTTGCACCACTAATAACAGTTCCAGTGGTACCAAACCCTACAGTTGAATCTACATTGATAATTGAAGAACCAGCAGATACTTGGTCTAGTATTCTTGTATTACCAGGAACAGTAAATACACCTTCAATCAGGTCACGATCACTAAATCCAACAAATAATGCAATTTTATAATAATTTCTTCCATCTCTTTTGATTATTTCAACTTCTGATACTGATGCATTAGTTGCTGTATCAGTTGATTTGAATATTGTTTGACCTGTTAAGTTCTGTGGTTCTCCAGTTGGTGTAATTAAATCTGCTACAACAACTTCACGACGTATAAATTCAGCGTCAGATGGTTTAATTAAATTACCTTCTAAATCTAATACTCTTGATTCTACTCCATATAATACTTTAAATAAAATTCTTACTGATTCTTCAATACCTTTTGATTGATAAAAAGAACGAGCAAATTTTACAAAGTTACCAACATCTAAATTATCTGCAAAATCATTATTTTCTAATCCAGGTAAAAAGGTTTTCTTCATTTTTTTGAAGAATTCCTGAATGAATAATACTGATAAGTTTGTTAATGAAGAACCTGATATATGAGACGTTGCTGTTGTTTCGTTAAACTTTAAACTTTCACGATTAATTTCAAGTAAAGAAGAAGAAACACCAACATTATACCCAGTGATACCACTAAAACCACGAATACATCCTGTAAAGGTTGTTGAAGTTATTCCAGTATAAGATATAATTTCATCATCTATCTTAAGTAATCCATACTCAGATGGAAAACCCTTTGTACTAGGTACAGTTATAGTTGTATCACTAGTTGATATTCCTGCAGAAATCGTTGTAACTCCGACAACTACTTCAGGAACCAAATTATCTACTTTTAAATACTGATCAAGATTACTAATTAAATCAGTAGGACCACCTTGAAACTCTTGAGAAATAAAATATTGTTTAAAAAACTCAGTTGCATTGGGAAAATCAGATACTAAAAATTCAGGTAACTGATTTTCAATAATTGTATTGACTTGTATTCTTTTGTCAATTTTTGACATAAATTATTTCCTCTCTAAATCTCCATTAGAGTAACTTGATGTGTAGTAATCTCTGGTAAACACAACTCCTGAAACATCTTCACCTGAAGCGATTACATCCTTAATAGTATTTATTGTACTCTTTGATACATCAAAACTGAGATATAAATCTTTTAATCCAACAACATCATTTGATTCTGGGAATGCTTGTACTTCAATTATGTTATTTTCACTTACAGTTGATGTTATATTAATTGTGTTTAGAATAACTTCACCTTTTTTATAGTCAACAACTCCTGCATCTTTAACAACAACTCTCTGTTCACCTCTATTATTTTTAGTAACTACACTGAGTGTTCCCATATTACTACCATCTAAATTGCCAGCAGAGTTTTTATTTGGAACGTCAGTGATATACGCAGTATCATTAAAACCATTGATTGTAAATCCAGTGCTCTTTACATTATATCCTGCAGGATTAATATTAAATTTATTACCAAAACAAAGTTCATATTGTGCAAATTGATTTAATAATGCTTTTAAATCTCTTCTTATAATAACTTTGGTTATATTAGACGTAATTCCATTATCAATACGATCTATAAGTGTACTAACTTTACTATATTTAAATCTACCACCAAATTTATTTAATTCAACATTAGATGCATATGAGTTTAATGCAGATATAATTGAACTTCTTAAATTAGATGATGATGCAATTTGTGATGAATTATAATAAGCAGTGGTATCTATTTCCACATATAGTATTTTTAAATCAACTATTTCAGAATTTATACCAGCGATAGCGTAATTTTTTAATTTGTTTTTAATTTGAGATTTATCAAAATCTGATACAAAAGTACCATTTTTAGGTTTAATACTAATTTGAACTTTACCGAATTGTGGTGGATCTAATTCTTCTCCACCAACAACAGCAACAGACTCTGTTTGAGGAAATATTGTTCCTATTATTGCTTCATAATCTCTTGGTGTAACTGCTCTATATTGTGCTGAATAAAGTCTTGGTGCAAAATATTTAATAGACGACACATCTTCAACTTCAGCACCATTAGAAGCGTTTGTGAGAGTGGTGACTGAGATACTATCAGATGGTGTAAAGAAAGTTCCATCACTCTTAGTAAATGAACCTTGAAAATTAAAATTAGATGGTCCATTACCAGTTTCACCTTCAGTTACAATATAAGTTACTGTAATCACTGAGTTATTTTCCAATTTACGACCAAATAAACCATCACCAAATAATATTTCATATTTTTCATCCTGTACCTCTTGAGTCAAGAATATTTCTGAGTTTTTATCAACATTTAAAATATTATCAACCATATTATATTTTCTACCAAGTCCAACATCACCAATTCCCTGTACATAAACTCTAATAGTTGAGCTATCAATATTTGGACTATCAATTATAAATCTTTGATCTTTAGAATTATCAGTAACAAAAACTCTTGATAAGTATGTTCCCTCATAAACTGTGATTGGATCATCAAACTGAGCAAATGATGTTCCACCAATATCCCTGACTCTTGATGAAGTAATAGTATCAGGTATTGAAAAACGATATGTGGTATTCTCAGCACTTCCTACACAAATTAATCCTGAACGCAGTTTTAGGAACTTTGTAGTGCTATCGTTAGTTGTTCCAACATTTATATCACCAATATTAATTGTTGCTGTTGCAGCGGTTTTTGAACGGGGTACATAACCAATATTTCTTGCAAGTGATACTACATTCTCCCTTATGGTTGCAGAATCTAAAAATGATTCATTTGCAACTAAGTTTGCATTAAATGCGTTAATATATGTGTTGTATGCTAAAGTGTCAATTATAACTGAAAAGTTAGAACCCTCAAAATCAAATCCACTAAAATTTGAATTTGAACGAAGAAAATCTTTTATTTGTGCTTTGATGTCATCAAAGTCTAAATTTGTAAACTGTGTAAAGGGCATATTATCTTGTTGATTCTAATAAAAATGTAAACGCTTGAGTTGGTACATTTAATCCAACGATATCAAAAAATAATTTCACACTGAAAGTATTGTCATCAGGTTGAGAACTTGCCTCAATTTTCAAATTATTTACTCTTGGTTCAAAATTTCCTATCGTATCTCTGATTTGATCCTCTATAGTAACAAGAGTTTCACGAGAATAGGACTCAAATAATGATCCACGTATATCTGTTCCAATTAAAGAGTTAAAAAATCTTTCAGTCGGAATAGTTTCTACCAAATTTCTCACCGATCTTACAACTGCTCGCTCATTTATAAGCACAGGAAGATCTTTTGTCACTGGATGTGGTGAAAAAGACAGACTTATATCCTTAAATGCTCTTGAATTACGTACAGTCGCCATTATTAGTACTTTTAGTTTTATTTATACCCTATCTTGCATAATCATTCATCACATAATCATCACTATCAAAATATTTAAGTATCCACCAACCAACACAACGTGGATTTTTCACTCCACAAGTAAAAATATCAATTGCAACACACTGTTTTTCTGGCCAAGTGTGACAACATAGATGACTTTCTGCAAGTGAAACAGTACAACTCACCCCATAAGGGTCAAATTGATGAGTGTAAGTGTTAAGAATCTTCAAACCCTCTGTTTTACAAGCATTTTCGCATACTTGTTCTATTTTTTTCTTGTCATTTAACTTATCAAAAGGTACATTATACACTTCAATTAGTAAATGAGTGCCCATATGAGCGTTTTTAACGTGTTTTTTCATCATCAATGATTCTGTAGTCATCTTCAAGTACCTCTTCAAGGTAATTTTTGTCCCAATAATCGTAATAATTGGTTTTTGCAAGTTTTTCTCTTGCTTCGGTCAACTCATTTTGTGATTGACACAATACTAAGTTGTATTTTCCGTTATTTGTCTGTATTCCTTGTATGTATGTATTGGTTTTTCCGTGATCTGCGATGAATTTAAAGTCAGGATAGTTCCGATTATAGTCATCTACTGCATCATACAAAGAATTTGCGTCAATATCGTCTTCGACTATGTTTATTATAACGTCAAAATCAGTGTTTGGCATAATTTGACTCAATTTTTGCTCTTGAATATTAAAATTAGCACTTGACGCATAAGGACATACTGCAAAATTACCTAATTCTGGTCGAATTTTAGATATTTCTTGTATCCAACGTAGTATGTACTTACTCTTCTTGTCGTTCATCGGGTGTTGTCCAGAAATAATCGTCACAATCACCTAAACGACCCCAGTTGACATCATTCTCAACCTCAAAAATACGTGTTGATACCTTAAAATCAGGTATTTTAACATCTTGAGGTGTCATAGAGGTGTCAAAGATGCGACATCGGTTGTTCGGATAGAGGCAATACTGCCCATTACGCAGTTCAACAAGGTTAAATGACTTATGTTCATCAGGCATCTCACTTGTTGCAGTATCAACTTGGTCTGAATCACCATGATAGTTGTCTAAAGTACAAATATACTGCCCTTTAAGACTTCCGAAGTGTCTTGTACGCACTTCCCACTCCATTGGAGCAACAAATTGCTTCTGAATAACCGTAAAATCATAGTCCATACAGTTCCAAAACTGTAAATTGACCAAATCAAGGTCAGGATCNGGTGTTTTTGGTCTTGAGACAAAAGCAGAGATGGGTAATTTATCATACATTGCTCCATATTCGGGTAAATACGTCTCAAAGTAGAAAGCACGACCTTGAATTGACTTTGCACACACCCATAGACCCTCTACAAACTCTCCGTGACCCGATTGAAAGTCCGTCAAATACTCTTTTCGTACAAATACCTTTTTAGTCGGTAAATTAGCGATTAATTTTGCCATTCGTCAAAGAAATTAGAAATCTCGTATCCTTGTAATTTTGATTTATAATCTGAGGATTCTCCCAGATAATAGTAATCATAACCTAATCTTTTATATAATGCAATCTCGTTTTTATTTGCAACGTGACCTAAACTTAACTTTTTATTTTTATAATTCCAAGCAAACTGATCTGCCCACACACTATTCACACTCTTAAATTTATATGCAATCGTAAAGGCAACTAATTCATTTTCGTCATAGTACCCAATAATATCCGAATGCGGTATTTCAAACTCCTCACGAAATATCGGCACAGTATCTTCAAACTTCTTATAGCGGATATAGTCTTTGTATATCTCTAAGCACCTTTCAAAAGAAGAACTACCAAGAATACGATAGTTATGGTATTCCTGATAGTTTGTGTCTTGAAGTCGAATGCGACAATACATTAACGACCCTGCCCTCTGTATCTTTTACGAGCCGAGTTACGGGAGGTCGCTGCATATTTCGAGTGTTTTCCCCGCCCTTGACGAGTTTTTTTGGGTCTCGTCTCAGTTACATAAGCACTGCCCATCATTCCTGTTTTTCTAGCCATTTAAAGGTTCTTCAATATAAGGTTCATAAGTTACATCACTTGATGTGAGAGTCTTATTGTAATAGGACTCGATTGCAAGGTCTTCCATAATGTCAAAGAGTTCTGACTCTGATACATTCCAGAAGATAACCTTGCCTTTTCGGAGGACGTTATAACGGTCTCCTACTTTCTTTTCTTTTTGCGGTTTTCCCATTTGTTGAATACAAAAAGTCCGATTGCGATCCATATTATAATTGTAAATCCGTAATTACCCATTTTACCGATGTGGATTGTAATACTGAATAAACAAGAATAGTATAAAGATAATCAGCAGAATTGCAAGTCCTACCATCATATCACCCTTGTCTTTTCGTGTCCAACTCTCACCTGTGGGTCACACCAGATTTCAAATCCTGCTTCTTTTGCATCGAGGCAGAATGATACATCTTCACCGCACATATCTTGAACTTCTCCTGATTCAAATACCTGCATCTTTGGAGCAAACCAAGGATAAGGCATATCTTTATGTTCAAAGACACCTTTCTTTATTAATAACCAACCGAAACCAGTATAGTCAACTGTAAATGGTTTCTTTCTCTTACTTATACTTTCAATCGTTTCATGATTCATCACACCACCGTTTGTGCGGAAATCATCTTCTTCTAACCAGTGTGCAACTGATGTTGTCTTTCCATCTTCGGTACAATACCAACCTGCTGCAATGTCCTTATCCATGAGAAGTACCTGATAAAACTTCTCAGTATTGAAAACAATATCACTATCAATCCATAACTGATAATCATAATTGAGTTTACCATCCCAAGGAAGTTGATTAGGTCCTCGAAGAACGTTTGCACCAAGACACTTACATCGGGCAAAATTGACCATTGATGAATAATCTTGACTGATTTGAATACTTGCTCCAGACTGTACCAAATCAAAACATAACGACACAAAGGATTTCAGAAACTGATATGAGACTCCACGACCAGGTAGACAGAATACAACTGTCTTTCCTTTAATCATCTCTTTTGCCTTTGCATAATCATATTGTGGTGGAGTAATGTTTGTCTTTTTCTTAACTGGAGACTTTGCTTTTACTGTAAATCCTTTCGCCATAATATGTTGTAATTACACATTCATTATACATCATTATCTATACACTGTCAATCAACCTTTAACTATACTGAAACCACCCTGTTGCGATGTATTTTGTTTCGGTTTTACTCACTATTCCTTTATGAAAGTGTGTAAAATACGCTGGCCAAATCACAAGTCTACCTTTCACTGCATTCATTGTTAAATTATAATTTTCCCAGTATGTACCACCACCATCTGTCACTGTATTCAAATAGAACATCCATGCAAGAATTCGATTTGAAGTAAAGTTATCGCCATTCTCAGTATGTAACATATGAAATCCCTGACCAGGATTATATTTTTGAATATTATAATAAGGTGTAAATGTCCAAGATGCAATCTGAGTCACAGCTGGTTGTCTCTCTGTATACTCTCGACCACGTTCAATTAAAACTGGACAGATAATCTCATGTATCGGTTCTTGAATCTGTAACTCTAAAGTTAATTCAATATCATCCTTTCGATTCTTATCAACAATCTCTCCCTGCTCAGTATTGACAGTACCACTGCGACTTCGATTATCATGATTCACAGCATCAATACAAATATCACATTGCTCATCTGTCAGAGCATTTTCAAAAACTTCAATAAAATGATTCATTCAATAAGATGATTCTTCAAGTGATGGTAAAGGTGTATCCGTAATTTCTGAGTATGTTACCTCATCCTTCCAGTATGATGTATATAACTTATTCCATATGATATTAAATTCTTCCTCATTCAAATTTTTAAACAAACACTTATTATCTTCCAAATAGATGTGATACGTTTTCATTCTTCCTCGTCGAGTATGTGGATGCCACCATTGTCAATAAACCATTCAAGATTCATTCCCTCATACCAACCGTATTCGTTCATCATCCACTCAGGTATTGTGAGCTTGTATTCTCCTGTGATGGTATCTGTTGTGATCGGTTGGATTTGAGATTCAGAATCGTGTTTCATGTATGATGTTCACTTCTTCCAGTATATAGTACATAGGTATTTTTTGCAAATCCTGTGTGGTCATTTTTACACACGAAAAAATTTCTGTACCCCCTGTGTAATTAAAGTGCGTTTTCCATAGCTAAGTCGTTTTGGGTCGTTTATAGCTTAATGGTACCTTGCGTTTTTATAACGGGGGGGCGGNNAACCCCCCAACTGCTGACCACGAACGCATAGGGTCGGGGAGGGTTAGTCCCTGTCGGTGTAGTAACCCTCTGTGACTCTCTTTCCGTTGAGAGCATACCAACAGACTTCAGCAAATCCGAATTGCTGTGCAAGGTCNTAGCANANAGGGTAAGCATCATCAAGAGTTGCNACTGACTCTCTGATGTTTGTGTTTGGAACTTCGATGAAATATTCAATCATGGTTAAAAGGGAAATTAATTTATATACTTATTATAACGAACGAAATAGGGTTTGTATCACG